ATCTATAAGTGAAAACAAAGATACAAGTAATTTGAATTTGTATAAAGAATTTGATCCGTTATTTTATTTAGATTCCATAGAGTATAATCCAAGCACTCTTAAAACTTCCATAACGCTTTCCCTAGTGTCAGATCCCAATGAAAAGGTGGTAATAACAGATCCAGGTTTAATTCTAATCGCTAAAGATTCTGTTCAATACAATAGATCTGTATATCCTGATAAAACTTTAGGCAATTCTTTAATTAAAAGCATTTTCGATAGAGAAAAAGATTCTTATATTAATGAGGTAAATTCCAGAATAGCTCAAATTCAAAAACAAGTTGAATCAGAATTTGCTTCAGAATCTATACAATCTCCTGATCTAGAGTATTTAAGTAAACAAGCAAACGACGCTAAAAACTATCAGTCTGCTTTAGAAATAATGCTTAAGTCTATAGAAATACGATCATTAAGTCAAGCTCAAAATATTGACACGCAAAAAACACCTATCACTGTAGATCTAACTAAAAAAGATGTTACGTATAAAGATGGTTTTTTATCCGACTTATTTAGCGAAGGCATATTCAAAGGAATTTTAAACAAGTTAATTTCCGAACAAAATATTCCAGTGCCAGACGAAGAGTACGATAAAGTTCAAAATAAAGCCACAAGATTTTTTTATCAAGCTAAATATGGTTTTAATTATAACTTACTATCTGGCACGCCTCCGTCTCTTATACCTTTAGTAGATTATAAAGATCTTTTTAAATCTTATGTATTACCTTACGACATAAATACAGAAATAGAACAGGGCATATCTGCACAGCACCCAGATTACATACCGTTAGGCTTACTTGTCATGATGATAAACAATATCTGTTTACTCTATGATACTGATGACGCTAACGATAATCCTACTCCATTAGTATATTTAGATTATAATCCTAATACAAACTTTTGTTTAAGCAACGCTAAACAATTTTCTACAGATATAACTAAATTTATAATTCCTTTTCAAGGAAGCAATTTAGATTATTACGATCTTTTCGATCCTGAAATTTTAGATAGAAAAACAGGAAAGATAAAAGATAGAGATTATACTGTATTCAGACCAGATAATGCAGAAGATTTCATAATCAAAAAAATACCTGATTTTAGATACTACGTTCCTGATGCGTCTGCTTATCAAGGCAGATTGATGTATGCGTTAGTTAATGTGAATTACGCTGCAGATATAGTTAAAAGATTTAGCTACGCTGATGGAACTAACAGCGTATACTTAAAACAATTATTAGAAACAATTTTATTGGACCTAAATAAATCTTTGGGTAACTTTAACATGTTTAGATTGTCTTATCACGATCCTTCTAACTGTTTTGTTATGGTAGACGACCAACAAGCTCCTACTGAAAAAAACGAAAAATCTTATCACGTGTATTCTTCTAACAATACTTCTCAATTGCCTATATTTGGTAAAAATTCCATAGCTAGATCTATAGAATTAAGAACAAATATAAGTAATAAGTTAGGCAGTATGTTGGCCATATCAGCTAATTCTAGTGTAAGTAAACAAGTATCTCTATCTACAGATGCAAGTTCTCTTGGATATTTAAACACAGATTTTAAAGACAGATACGTTAGATCTAGTTTAGACATTCAACAAATAGGAATAGAAAAGAAAGATAGCGAAAATACAGCGCAAATAGAAGCTGCAATTAAATTCGACGATCATGTTAAATCTATTTACACATTTTACAATACGTTTTCAACAAACGCAATAGGATCTGCTACTAACTACTATATTCAAAAAATGAGTATAGTTAAAAATAGAGAATCAGGAACAGTCGCTTCTGCAATAATACCAGTTTCTTTAAATGTATCAATGGATGGTATTTCAGGAATTCAAATGACTCAATTATTTACAGTCGATGATACCTTCTTACCAACAAACTATTTGAAAAAAATAAATGATAGTCCTTTTTCTAGTGTAGGATTCGCTGTTGTAGGATTGTCTCAAGTATTTGAAAACAATCAGTGGATTACGAACGTAAGAACTCAAATGAATTATTTAAAAAGCGGTCTTAAAGATTTTACTTCGGTATTAAAAGTAAGACAATCAGCAATAGAAGCAAAAAGAGACCTGTTAAACGGTAAAATTGAAAGTGATAAACCAGCAGGAATTCCAAACGCTAGAGGATATGCTTCTCAGAAAGTTAATGAATATTCTAATATATTATTTGGAACAGGATATTTAGGAAATGTATACCAAGATTATTTAGACAAAAAAATAAGTACGAATTTACTTAACGATATCAATGCAGCTGCTTCTAAAGCTGGTGTAACGGTTGTAATCACAACAGCAGTAGATAATCACGGCGTAACTAACAGCCGACACCCATTAGGAAAAGGGGTAGACATAGCAATAATAAATGGCGAAAGTGTAGGACCGGGAAATAAACTTCTTGTTAAGTCGTTTACAAATCAGTTAGTATTAGATGGGTATTTTTTGAATAGAGAATATGGAAACGATAAAGCCGTTTTAACTTACGATTTTCCTGATGGAAATCATGAAACTCACGTTCACATATCAAATAGATTATAATTATGATAAGGTACTATCCATCTTTTGCGGTAAAAACTAAACTAAGAACTCAAGGCGAAGAGTATACTTTAGACGGAACTCCTTACTCTGGGCCTTTTTATGAAACATACAACGGTGAAGCTTATACAGGAAGCGATCCAATAAATGGAAAAAATCAACTTTTAAAGCCAATCAAGCTATATAATAACAGTCCTTTTTTAAGAACTCAAAAATTAACTAATACCGTTAGAAATACTTTCGCAGAGAATTCTTTCAATTTACAAAACGTTTTAAATAATAGTGAACCACAGACCTATTATCCACAACCTTTAGAATCAGATTACACCAAAGGCTATATTATAAGATACTTTATTAAGAAAATCAATAGCAAGGGTTTTGTGATGGAGATATCTCCTCAAGAGTACACTGCTTTTATAAACGGCACAGTAAACTACGATGTATCCTATTATCAAGTGGTAGATATTCTTTGGAAATTGACAGGTCCGTTAAACACCGTGAGAATTTCTCAGTACGATATACGAGCAGGCATTATAGATACCAATAAGCGATTAATAGAAAATGCTAATAAAAACTTCTTAGGACTTATAGAGTTCATTGGTGGTGACTACACCAAATTCTCTAGACCCACTTCGTAGATTAATTGAATACAATCAATTAGATTGGTTATATTTAGTTCAAATTAAAGGTTATGTATTTCATTGTAGAAAATATTGATCAGTTTAAAAAGCTGAATATTAAAGACGAGTGCTTCGTGCAGTTAGTTACTGACAATGATAGATTTCACCCTAAACTAACGTACGCAAGTTTACTCTATTACAACGACGGAGAAAAAGGCTACATATTTCCATTCAAACATTCAGAATCATTCAGTCTAGATTTCGAAGCGATTCACTCGTTTCTTAAGTCTCACAAAAAAGTATACTTATTAGACAAGAAGTTTCACTCATACTTTTTAGATTTGCCTAACGCCATAGATCTACACTTCGTTAATCTTGATCAGACAAACGAATTTAACCAGTTCGATTGCGATACTAATTTACACCACGACTTTTACTCTCGTTATGGGCACCTTCCCATAATAAATGAGATCCTTCCCATAGCAAAGCACTACGAGAGATGTCAATGCTTGTACGAATCTGTTAAAGGCTACTTCGATCTAGAGACAGATATACAAACGCAAGAGGACTTCATTAACGCGTACAAATCTGTCGAGGAGAATCCAATAAAGGTAGACGCAAACTGTTTGCTGGATAAGTACCAGATTCACGACCAGAATTACTCTATCAAAGAGGACAAGATGTACTCATGCTACAATCTATACAATTTAACAGGACGACCAACAAACTCTTTCAACGGCATTAACTTCTTGGCGATTCCTAAAGAAAACGACTTTAGAAGCTGCTTCTTACCGAGCAACGATTTTTTGGTTGAATTTGACTTCGATGCTTATCACTTAAGACTAATCGCAAAGCTAATAGGCTTCGAATGTCCACAAGAGTCTTTCCACGAGTATCTTGGCAAAAGCTACTTCAATAAAGAAGAACTTACTGAAGAGGAATACAAAGAATCTAAAACGATTACCTTTAAACAGCTTTACGGCGGAGTTGATAAAAAGTACAAACACATAGACTTCTTTGCTCAAATGGGTTCTTACATAGACGATATGTGGAAACAATATAACAAGCAACGCGCGTATAAGCTTCCCACAGGCCGAGTAATTAAGATGGACGATTCTATGACCAAGTACAAGTTGTTTAACTACGTGGTGCAAAACCTAGAGACCAAGGAAAATATTTATAAGATACAAGAGATTCAAACCTACCTTAAAACAACAGGCGCCAAGACCAAGCTAATTCTAATCACGTACGACTCTTTTCTATTTGATTTCAGCAAAAAGGACGGAAAAAAGACTCTAGAAGAGATCAAAACCATATTGGAATTTGACCAAATGAAGGTAAAACATAAACACGGAACCAGCTATGCATTCTAAAACATTCACATATATTTATTAAACAAGGTTATGATAGAAACAAACACAATAGAATTAACACCAGAATCGCTTATGAACAAGCTATTTTGCACATTCGCTAAAAAAGAGTTATTAGACGAAAGGTTGCAAGAAATAAATAAAGAATACAAGATACTTTACAACAAGATATTCGTATTGGCTTCCCCGGAGTCTGACGAGTACATGTGCACATACAACATCGAGATAGAAGGCCCTAACACCAAGATCCTACCGAATACTATTTTATTGCACAGAAAGAAGGACTCAAACACACTATACACCATTAACGCCCTTAATACCCTAATCAAAACTTTGAATAACGGAGTATTGGACAGCAAGTTTATGGTGAACTGGCCTGACTATAGGAACTCTATCCTATTGACCCAAGGCGAAGATCTAAGAAAGCTAAATACCTCTATCCACAAGATAGTTGCCGTATAGCTCTCACTGAAAAATAAATTTTTTTCTTTCGAATTTATTTAGTATATTAGCTATATAATAAATTATTAAACAACAGTTATGGACATTTCCCAATTAAAGTCTAGGCTCGCTTCCCTACAAAATCCAAGAGGCGGACAGAAAAAGGACTTCAGTGTAACAATCTGGAAACCTACTGTAGGTAAACACTTAGTTCGTATTGTACCATCCGTGTACAACAAATCGAACCCATTCAAGGAATTATTTTTCCACTACGGCATCAACAACAAGACGATGATTTCTCCGACTTCTTTCGGCGAAAAAGATCCAATCGTTGAATTCGCACAAGGCTTACGTAAGTCTAACGAAAGAGACAATTGGCAAACCGCTAAGAAGTTAGAACCAAAATTGCGTGTATTCGTTCCAGTCATCGTAAGAGGCGAAGAAGAGAAAGGCGTAAGATTATGGGAATTCGGCAAGCAAGTCTACATGGATTTGTTAGCAATCTTAGAAGACGAAGACGTAGGCGATTTCACAGATCCTATTCAAGGTCACGACATTACAGTCGACACAGCTGGTAAAGAAACCACTGGCTTAATGTATAACACAAGCACAGTAAGAGTTAGAACAAAAGTTACACCGTTATCAGAAGATGGTGATAAGGTAAAATTGTGGTTAACAAATCAACCAGATCCAAATACGTTATTTAAGCGTTATTC